CTTCTCGTAAAACAACTCGCACACGAGTTAAAAAATTATAACTTATACAAACAATTTGCTAGCTACTATAAAGTAGAAGGTATAGAAGAGTTGGGTGAATATTATGATAAGAGAGCTGAAGAAGAATTACACCACCATAATTGGGTGTTTGACTATCTTACAGAAGGAGATGTTAAATTCCAATATCCTGCAGTAGAAGCAAACAATGTAACAGTTAAAAATCATTTAGAACCATTTCAATTAACTGTAGAAAGAGAAATTGAAACTACTAACTTAATATATGATCTTTATGACGCTGCAAAGACAGAAAGAGATTATATGACTATGATTTGGATAGAAAGACCTCTTTTATTTGAACAAATAGAAGAAGAGAACACTAGTAGAGCAGCATTAGAAATTATGGAAGAAGATGCTGGTATTTTTACTAAAGCAGGAAGAATTTTAGACTTACTTGAAAAATAATGACTTTTTTAGTTTTAGACAAAGAAACTGATAGACTCATCGAAGTTTTGCAAAATCTATCTCCTGAAGATATAGAAAAGTATGAATTAGAAAATCCAGATAAATACATAAAAGATGAAACAGACTTATTAGATGAAAATTTTGATGAAGATATGATGGATTATTCCGATTTATGGTAGACAAAGTAGAAAATGTAAGATTAATAGCTATTAGAGAAGGTACATATACAATGTATGTTTTTAAAAGTTTAGAAACACATAAATATATTATGTGTACGAGATTACCTAATTGGCAAGTTCCTGACATAAATATAAATGATGAAGGTTATTTAAACTATCAGATAGTAAAAGCTGGAGAAGAATATTTTAATCCAGAAACTGAGACATCAGTAAAATATATGTATTCTAATATCTATTTTATAAATTTTGTCAAAAAATCGGAAATAATCAATAATGATAGTATTATAATATAGATATGAATATAAAAGAAACAGTACAAAACGAGCAGGATATTAATTCTTTTGTGTGGAAGGGACATAAAGAAATCGATGAAAATGGGACTTATCAACAAAAAGAAAAACGAATGGTTGATATGTCAGAAGAAGAATTAAGGTCTGCCTATGCACACTGTAAGACTATGTTATTTAATAAAGACACTCATAATCCTGGAAGATATTTAGTTTTAGAACTAGTATCTGACCAGAGAGACAGATGTGGGACAGAATTGTTTTTGAGATATGCTGAACAGTCTAAAGGAACAAGTAGAATTACTTTAATTAGTGCAATAAATGAATTTATGACTAATAATAAAGAAGTTTTAAATGGAATTAGACCTACATTAGACTTGGCATTTCAAAAACTACCTGATGAATTTAAGAATATACCTCTTGATTTAGTTCTAGATGGATGTCTAGATAGATTGGGAGCTTTTACTAAAAAACATATTACAAGAGCTTTTATATTAAGACAAGGAGTTTGGCTCACTCCTGCAGAAGCAAAAGATTTAGTTGATAAAGACCAATTTGGAAATCTATTACCTAAATTAGAAGTTATAAGAGAACGTCTTAATATTAAAGAAGTAGAAAAATTATCTATAAATTCTAGGGGTTTAAATTTTACAGAGCTTAGAGCTATGTTAACATTAAAACCTAATAAAAAGTATAGAGATTTAACTACTATGCAGTTAGAAACTTTGAGAAATAGAATTTTATTTATTTTAGAAGAAACTGTAAAAGGACACATTGATGCCTGGGAAGGTAGAATGGCTCAATTAGATAAAGTAGCAAAAATTAAAAATATAAAATTTTAGATATGAGATTTTATTACTATTATGATGAAAAAGTAACTACATGGAGAAGAAATTATTTTTCAATAGAAGCTGAAAGCCAAGAAGAAGCTAATGCAATGGCTATTGAAGATATGATTGAGCCATGGGAGATAGAAGTAGATGAAGCAGAATATTTATTCGATGCAGAGGAAAGTTTAAGTCCAGAAAATAATAATGGAAATTCTACTATAGAATTATATTCTGAAGTAGATCAACTTAATCCTTTATACGAAAATGGAAAATAATGCCCAAATTTATAATCGAATATGGTTTAGTAGGACAACCTTTAAAGAAAAGTATTGAACAATTTCCCCTATTTTCAGATGCTTATGATAGAGCTCAAATGATGGCATTAGAGTTGTTAGAAAAGACAGAAGAAGGTTTTAAATTAAAAGAAAAAATTTATAAAAAATATAAATATGATCCTTTTTTAGCTTATACTTATTATATTACTGAAGCATTACCTCTAATTTATTTTTCAGTAAAAGAAATGACAAATATAAAAGTAAAGAAAGATACAAAAACAATTCTTTCTGAAGTATACGACATTGAAACTTTATCTAATTTATTTACCTATACTGGGTATTGTAGACAAACAAAAGAATATTATCAATTTGTAATTCATGAGAGTAGGAATGATTATGAAAGATTAATGGAACATTTATTCAGAAGTAGATTAATAATGATTGGATATAATAATGATAATTTTGATTATCCTATTTTACATCATCTTATTAATCATTATGAAGAATACCGTTATCTTTCTGGTCAGGATTTAGCTCAAAAAATATATGCAAAAACTCAAGAAATTATAAACTCAGAGTTTAATACTGTTGCTTCTTGGAATAAACATATTCTACAAATTGATTTATATAAAATATTTCACTTTGATAATGCTGCAAAGAGAACATCATTAAAAGCTTTAGAAATTTCTATGAGGTTACCTTTAATTGAAGATATGCCTTATTCTTCAGATCATTGGATTACTTCTAATGAAGAAATAGAAGAAGTATTATCTTATAATAAAAATGATGTTTATGCTACTAATGAATTTTTAAACATTGCTTTAGGAAATACTGATCATCCTTTTTATAAAGGGAAAAATAAAATAGAACTAAGACAAACTATTCAAAGAAAATATGGTTTAGAATGTTTAAATTTTAACGATATAAAGTTAGGTACAGAATTGATTCTTAAATTATATTGTGAAGAATTTAATAAATATCCTTCTTATATAAGAAAATTAAGAACGCCTAGATCAATTATTAATTTAACAGAGTGTTTGCCTAAGTGGATGGATTTTAAAACTAAGAAGTTTGATTCTTTAATAGATAAGTTTAAAAAGACAAGTATTGTAAATGGGGTTTTAAAAGGTGTACTAAAGCATTCTGTAATATATAATGGCATAAAAATAGATTATGGTACAGGAGGAGCTCATGCTTGTATAAAACCTGGAGTATATTCTGAAGATGAAGAATATGGTATATATGATGTAGATATTGACTCATTATATCCAACGCTTGCCATAAGTCAAGAATTATATCCAGAACATTTAGGACCAGGATTTCTTGAAATTTATGATGGAAAAATTGTAGCAGTAAGAGTTGCTGAAAAAAAGAAACCTAAAACTAACAGAGATTTTGTAATTGTAGAAGGATTTAAATTAGCAGCAAATGGTACATATGGTAAAACCGGCGAAGAACAAAGTTGGTTATATGATCCTTTATATACTGTGAAAACTACAGTATCTGGGCAAATTTTTATATCTATGTGGGCAGAATATATTTGTGAAAATATACCAAATACAACAATATTACAGATAAATACGGATGGAATTACGTTTAGATTACCTAAGAAATATAAAGATAGATTGTTAAAATTATCTGATGAAATTACTAAAAAATGTTCATTAACTTATGAAGTAAATGAATATTCTAAAATGGTTATTTCAGATGTTAATAATTATTTATCTGTGTATAAAGATGGAAATGTTAAATATAAAGGTTGCTTTGAAATTGATAAAGAATTACATAAAGACCCTTCTATGAGAATAATTCCAATAGCTTTAAGTGAATATTTTATTAAAGGTATCCCTATTCAAGAAACTATTAGTAAACATAAAGATATATATGATTTTTGTTTAAGACTAAGAGTTGATGATAGATTTCATGCAAAAATAGAACATTTAACTAAATTAAAAGATCCTGATAAAGCTTCTGATAAAGAAAAAGAAAATTTTCTTAAATTATATGGATGGGAAAAACACAAAGAAATGTATTATAAAGATAAAATTTCTAAAGAATTAAAAGAAGCTTATGAAATATTATATAATAGTAATTTAGCATTAACTGTACATGAAAATTTATCTAAAACTACTAGATATTATATTTCTAATTCTGGTGGATCTTTATATAAGTTGAGGAAATCCGATAATTATAAAATTGGAGTTAATGTAGGTTTTTCTGTGACTAAGTTTAATGTTTTTGTAGATAAAGAAATGAAGGATTATAATATAAATTATAATTTTTATATAAGAGAGTGTAACAAAATAATAAATTTCATTGAAGATAAACAGTTAAGTTTATTTTAAAGATGTAATTTAAAAAAAGTTAAACTTTTGATTTTTATATAAGAATAAATTCGTATCTTTGTAATCTATTTTAAAGAATTAGATTAATGACAAGAACAGAAAGACAAGAACTAGCAGTTTCCAAATGGATTAAAGCTGGAGGACGTGGAACTTGTGCTTGGTGTACTGGAACAGGTAAGACTAGATTAGCTATAACAGCTATCAAATCTTTCCTAACTAAAAATTCTGGAAAGAATATAAAAGTTATTGTTCCTACAGAACACTTGAAAGTGCAATGGTTAATGGAACTAGACAAGTATGGATTAAGTTTAGATGTTAAAGTGGAAATTATAAATTCTGCTATTAAGACAGAAGAAATAGTTCACTTATTGATTCTAGATGAATCTCATAGATATGGCTCTGATACTTTTATACAAATCTTTAAAATTAAACACCCAAAATTAATACTTTCTTTATCTGCAACTTTTCATAGATTAGATGGCAGACATAAAATTATAGAAAAGTATTGCCCAGTAGTAGACGTTGTTACTGTAAAAGACGCTTTAAAAAATGGATGGTTATCTGAATATAGAGAATATAAAGTTCTTATAGAAACAGATGACTATCATGTATATCAACAAGCTTCTATGGAATTTCAAGATTCCTTTAGTATATTTAATTTTGATTTCAATTTAGCTATGAAATGTGTTACTAATATTGTCTATAGACGATATTATGCTAAAACAATGGGAATAGCTTCTAAAGATATGGATGCTATAACATTTACATGGCAAAGAGCTCTTAGAAAAAGAAAAGACTATGTAATGAATCATCCTGATAAAATAGAAATTACTAGAAAAATTCTGGATGCTAGACCTTTTTCAAAAGCTATAACATTTTCAGGAACTATAAAACAAGCTGAGAAAATCGGTAGAGGTTTTGTAGTACATTCTGGTAAAACTAAAAAGAAGAATAGATTAACTCTAGAGGAATTCGCAAGTCTTCCTTCTGGAGTTATCAATTCCTCTAAATCTTTAAATGAAGGGGTTGACATCAAAGGATTAGATTTAGCAGTTATTTTGACAAATTCTTCTTCTCCTAACGAGAAAATTCAAAGGATAATCTATCATAGATTACCCAATAATAATTAATATATTTTACACAAAGTCTTTGATTATTTTTCATTAATTTTGTAATGTAACTATAGTTAAATGGTTACATTAAAATTTTAAATAATGAATAATAAAAATCAAAAAATTCCTAAATTATATGTTCTAAAAGATCCTGATACAAATGAAATAAGATATGTTGGTATCACTATTAGAACTTTACAAGAAAGACTGTCAGGACATATGAGTGATGCTAGAAATAGAAGTAATTTAAACACTCATAAAACAAATTGAATTAATAGCCTTGTTTCCAAAGGAAAATTACCAAAAATTGAATTAATTTCAGAATATAACTCTTTAGATGAAGTTAAAAAAGCTGAAATTGATTATATAGCTAAATATAAAGAAGAATATAATTTAGTAAATTGTACTATAGGAGGAGATCATCTAGGAGAAAGAAGTCATTCTAGAGAATCCATCCTTAAAAAGAAAACAACTAGAAAAATAGATCAATATAATATTTTTGGAGAATATTTAAGATCCTTTGATATTACCGAAGATGCAGCAAGATTTTTAAATTTATCTTCTGCCTCTAAAATAACTAGTTGTTGTAAAAAGGATAGAAAACATGCTCATGGATATATTTGAAGATATTCTGGAGATAAATTAGGAGATATTTCTAATTTAGATATTTTTTCATTATCTTTTAACTATTTAGTACAATACTCTTTGGAAGGAGATTTTATAAAATTATATGAGTCTTATTTAGATGCATCTAAAGATGTTGGAGATAATTCTAAAGGAGGAAATATAGCATCAGCTTGTAAAGGAAAACAAAGACAATGTAAAGGATTTTTATGAAGATTAGAACCTAAATTTGAATATTTAGATGAATCTAATTTAGACAATTATGTTGAAAAAAAAATAAAAATTCAAGACAAAAAACCAACTAAAGGAAAATCTGTAAATCAATATGATTTAAGTGGAGTTTTATTAGCTACTTATATAAGTATATCTGAAGCTAGTAGACAAGTATTTGGAAATCCTTATAGATTTAATCAGATTAAAAAATGTTGTAAAAAAGAAATTAATAATTATGGTGGGTATATATGAAAATACTGTCCAGTAGAAGAGTAATTTTCTATAAAAAATACACCTGAATATCCTCGAAGACTAAATTAAGAAATTAATATGTTAACTTGAGGAGGCATAGTAGGTAAAGCTACAGCCCCAGAGACTAGATGCAGGTGCTCCTATATTATAGGATGAAGACATAGTCCAGACTACAAACATATACATATGGCGATGAAAATCGTAGTAGTAAGAGGTAGAGTTATTAGAAAAGAAGAAGGAAAAATTGCAGAAGTATTTACTTTGGTAATAAAAGGTACAGTAGAAGAAAAGTGGTTTGAAAATAGTAGTCAATATTCTAGTTATATAGAAATAACTGAAAAAGAGTTAGATGATATTTTAGCTGGGGATACTATTGAAAGACTAGAACAAGACGGAAAGGAAGTTGATGAATTATTTAGATTATAACAAGTAGATAATAATTACTTGGTGAAAAATCATTTTGAGAGAAAGTAAATAATGCTTACATATAAAATATATAGATTAAAAAAAAATAATGTGGATAAAAATTGGATTGAATAGAGTTAGTAAGTTCATGGCATTTTTGAAAAGTAATCAAGTAATTAAAACTGAACCATGACAGTAGAAAGAATGTTAGAATATTTGATATGTGATAAAATACTATCAAATAGAGTGGAAATGACAGAAGAGGAATTTTATCCTCTTTTCGAACGTAAAAAGTCACTGGAAGATGAATTTGTAAATGAATACAAATTACCAGGAAGTAATAAAGATCTTGTAAAAGATTGATCTGACAAAGGTGATTTGAGTAAATAGTATTATGAACTCAGAATTATCTTTAAAAGAAGAAATTAATATTTATATAAATAGTGGTTTAACTCCATCTGAACTATTTATATTACGATTGCTATTTTTAGCACAAGATGGAGACTTGTCTCTAATAAATAATTATATATCGAATACAGATAATGGAAAAGAAGTATTTAAAGTAGTTTTAAAATCTTTACAAAATAAAGGGATTATATTAGCATCTTTTAAAATGCCTAAAGAAGGAGAAACTTTAAAATTTACTGACATTCCAATTAATAAAAACTTTGTAAAAAAGTTTATTAAAGAGTCTAACCAAATAGGAAAAGAATTTTTTGATGCATATCCTCCTTTTATTTATATTAATGGAAGAATGGCTTCTATTAAAAATATAACTAAAGCTGGATTATTTAGTATTGATGAATTCTGTTTTTTCTATGGTAGACAATTAAAATTATCTTCTGTAAAGCATGAAAGAGTAATGGAAGCTTTAGAATACGGTAAAGAACATAATTTAATTAATTATTCTATACTGGAATTTATTGCTTCTCAAAAATGGAATGAGATTGAACATATTAGAAACTCTGGCGAGGTCGCTGGTTATCAAAACAGCGAATTACTATAATGGGTGTACGTAAGTTACTAAAAAACATAGAAGATGGTAAGAGTGGCAAAAATATAGGAATCTCTATGGGATTGCCAGATGTTGATAAAGTATTATATGGTATACAAAGAAAATATATTTATACTATTGGAGCCGACACCTCGGGTTAAAGAAGCTTTAAAACAATGAAGATATGATTGGAATTTATAAAATTGTAAATACGATAAATGGAAAATGTTATATTGGTTCATCTATAAATATAAATAATAGATGAGCAAAACACAAAGCACTTCTTAGACACAATAAACATGAAAATATTAAACTACAAAATGCTTGAAATAAGTACGGAGAAGAAAATTTTCAGTTTATAGTAATAAAAGAATGTGATAATGAGATACTTTTAGAAGAAGAACAAAATTACTTAGATGAATTAGGAGCAAAAGACTTTATTAATAAAATTAATAGAGATTTTGATGAAATATGTTATAATGTTTCAGCTATAGCTAATACTTGTATAATTACAGAAGAGGTTAGAGCTAAAATAAAAGAAACATTAAAAATAAAAAGAGAACAAGGATTATTACCAAAAAATAATACTAAAAAATGTTATCAATATAACAGGTTTACTGGAGAATTGATAAAAGAATGAGATATTATAAATGATGCTAATCGTTATTACAATACTCCGAATAATACTACTTCTGTAATACAGAGAAATTTATGAGGAGAAACTACTACTGCTTTTGATTCTTTATGGACATTTGAGCCTATAAAATTTGTATGAGCAAGAGCTCCTCAAAAAAGATCAACTTTAGTAGTTCAAAATGTTGTAGAAAAAACATATTCTTTTTATGATAGTGTTCCTATTTTCTTAGAAGCTATAGGATTAAATCCTAATTCTAGAGTAACAATAACTAAATGTATTAAAGAACAGATTCTGTTTAAAAATACTTATAATTGTTTTAAAATTGAAGCCCCTGTCATTTATGACAGCAAACCATTTGAATTGCTGGGAACCCGCGAAGATATAATAACTAAAACGAATGAAGAAATTCTAGACGTAAATGTTTAAAAATATTATATTATGTGGCAATCAGCAGCCAATCTCCTAAGTCTTTAGATATGGAGAAGGTTCAACGACTATCCCTGGGGAGGGAGTAGAATTCAAGAGAATTCGAAGCGGATGGTAAGATTTAAAAATCTTAATGATATAGTCTGGACTTATATGAAAGTATAAGAGTGTATACGGAATCGGTATATGCGTAACACAATCGGGAAAAACTAGTTTTGGTCTTGATGTATTTGTATATAATCTTATAAAAAATGCAGGAGATAAAAAGATTAATATTTTATATTATTCATTTGAAATGGCTGCAGAAGTATTATTTGCTAAATTGCTTTCCAGACATATTTGGGATGCATATGGTAAAGTTATAACATATGAAGATATTTTATCTCTTACTAAGCCTATTTCTGACGAACATCTAGATATAGTAAATAAATGTATTTCATGGCTTAATAAGGTTGAAAAAAGTATCACTATATATGATAAACCATTAACACCAGAAGCTATTTATGGAACTTGTAAGGAATGGTTAAGGAAATTTGGAACTTTTATTCCTATTAGTGAACATAAAGAAGATTATGCTGAAAATGATGAATCAGAATATAAAGTAGCTATTATAGACCATGTTGGGTTAATCTCAGGTTCAGGAAATAAAAAAGAAAGAATAGATAAAACTGTAGACTATTTCATTTATTTTAGAAATAAATGTGGTATGACAGGAATATTTATTCAACAGCTTAATAGAGGTCAAAAATCTATGGATCGTAAATTAAATGGCTATGAATTAGTACAATTAGATGATTTCAAAGATACCTCTGGGACTACTGATGGTTCTGAGATTGTTATTGCACTTTATTATCCTTATAGAGAAAAAATTCCTAAGGTTGAAGGTTATCCTATCCAAAACATTTTAAAAGATAGATTTAGATTAATTCAAATACTAAAAAATAGATATGGTCGATCTGATGTTAATAAAGGAGTTACTTTTCATGGAGAAATAGGTATGTTTAAAGAATTACCTAGACCTGAAGAAATATCTGA